CGCTGTGCATCTTGCGATCTTTGCGCAGTTCGCCAATTTCTTCGGCCAATTTAGAAACCATAAAGTCGTTAAACTTTGTGCTGCTTTCTTTCATCTTGGCTTGGAATTTGACACGATCTTCGGCCAATGCTTGCTTTTCAGCAGCAATGCCTTCGATCTCTTGTGCAAGACCTTCTGTTACCATGCGATCTAGGGCTTCCACCATTACTGTTTTGTCGTGCTCATAGCGTTGTGCAAACTCTTCTCTGAGTTCTGCACGTAACTGTTCGCGAGCTTCTGTGAGCTTTTGTTCCCAAGCTTCGTTGAGTTCTTGTCCCACGTCCTCGTTAATGAGTCCGCTATCTAGTAGTGGTTTAATAGCATCAAACATGCATATCTCCTAGATTTTGAGATCTTTGATGAGCTTGACTACTTCGCTCTTCAAATATCTCTGTACTTTGTTGTCCTTCCCAGCATCTCTTGCCATTTCTAAAACTCGATGACCGTGTTTCATGTTCATCAAACTTTCGTAAATTGCTTTAGGATATGCGCCTGGCGCACTGGGTTGAGCAACCACATCAACAGTGACTATTTCAAAGTCACTGACATGTCCGTTCGCTTCGTTAACGTTTCCGCTACCTCGGCTAGAAACTCCTAATTTCACACCGCTTTCCAGCATGGTGCGAACCAAATTGCCCATTGGCGTGGGTAAAATCTTCAACTTGCCGAATCCGTTGGGGCCATCCATCCACATTTCTGTAATCATATGGCTAACGCGGTCAAGGTTTACTTTGAGATCATCCGGGTGATCGACTTCGCCCAATACGGAGTAGCCACCTGTGATTTGTTCGTTCAGTGTTTTGACTGCACGTTCAATTTCATTCACAGGGTAGACTCGCTCATTGGCATTCTTAACACCGCCTTGGATGCAGATGCCTTTCATGTAAAGGTTCTTACCTTCGTCGCTGCCTTCTACAATAATGCGAGCAGCGTCGAAAGTAAGATTTTCACGGAGGTAAAGAGCCATTTACCGGGTTACCTTATTGGATCACAGACTTGTTGTTGACACCTGCGGCCTGAGCCAAGTGTGGCTTAGTAGCAGGTTTCATGTTGGGCTGTGTTGTGCTGCCCATGTCTTTGGCTGTAGGAGCAGTACGTCCTTGTGCTGTGTCGCCGGTCATTGAGACTGGTTTAGCAACAGCACCTTTTGCGCCGCTGTTGGCAGCTACAGTACTTTTCTTGTTGATGCCGCCTTCTTCTGCGGTAACTGGCTTTGGAGCAGCTTTGAGATCAACGTTTTCGTACATGCCTTCTGTTTCGAGTTCGTCGTCAACTACTTCTTCGCTGTCCATGTCGTCACCAACTTCCATGTCCATTTCTGCGTCCATTTCGTCAGCGCCGCCGTCGTCGCCCATCAGGCTTTCAAATTCAGCCATGAGTTCGTCCAGCTTATCTTCAAGATCAACAACACGATCTTCTAAGCCAGCGTCGCTTTCTTCGTCGCCAAATTCAGCGTCCATTTCGACTTCATCTTCGGCTTCGCCCATGGAAACACCAGATTCTTCTGTTTCAATGTCGTCGATTAGGTCGTCGGCTTGATCGCCGCCCATGTCATGCATGCCTTCTTCCATGGCTTCTGCGTCGTCTTCAACAGCTTCTTCCATGGTTTCTTCTTCTTGCTCTTCTTCCATCATTTCTTCATAGATGGCGCGGCTTTTTTCCACAACGATGTCATGGAACAGCTCACGTGCTTTTGCTTCGTCATCATTGATGACGTATTCAATTAGTTGTTCAAACTTATTCATGAGGACCCTCCGATGTAATGGCTCTGTAAGATATTTACATATAATGAAATAATCTTACTAGTTAACGGTGGTTTTTTGGTGGTTTTATTAAATTTCTGTTAACAATGCACAGAAGTTTTTAGGCTATGGGTTGAGCTGGCGGAGCGTACATGACTTTGACTCGTTTGAGTTTTTCTTTAAACTCGTACTCGCGTACATCTTGCATCTTGCGCAGCTTGTTGAGTTGACGCAGAGTCAGCTTGGTTTTACGCAGATCACCCAGGCGGGGCTGGGTATTGTCTGCTTGCAAGTCCTGGTAAGCACCAGGCTCACGTTGATAAAGTTCGTTCAAGATCATACGGATATTTATGCCGCGCCTGGAGCTGGCGGTGGTACTACAGCAGCGCCAGGTTGTGCGCCGGGTGCGCCGCCGGCTGCTGGTGGTGGTGCGCCAGCAGTGCCGGGTTCGCCCAGGCCAGCCATTTCTTCACCAGTGGCAATGTCACCTTCAAAATCAGCAGGGTTGACGCCAACGCCACGCAGGTCAGATCCTGTGGTTCCAGCAGGTTCTGCTTGATCACGCTCTTCTGCCCAGAGTTCTTCGTTTTCGGCAATTTCTTCTTCGGTCAAGCCCAAGTAACGTTTCAATAAGAAACGCTTGCTCATGTAAGGGATTGGTTCTAGGGCCTGGAATGTGGTAACACGGGTTGTATCTAACTCTGCTTCGCGATAGCTGGCAAAGTTCTGTGGTGGATTAAATGCAATTGAGAACAGGCCACTGTCAATGTTGAATCCTCTCCAACGCATAAACATCTTGAATTCGTCGTCTAGCTTTGTTATAATCAAGCGTTGTAGACGTTCGCAGTACTGGTTAAACCGGTACTCTTGTATGAGTGCTGTGCCCACACGGCCGTCGTTCATAGGACGATCCGAATCGTCTGGACCGGTTGGCAAGTAGCTGCTGGGTACACGCAGGCCACGACACATCTTGTTATTGAAGTATTTCAAGTCATCAATTTCACCAAGATTACTACCACCAGGCAGGGTTTCAACACTTGATCCGCGACCGTTTTCGCCTTGTGGGAAAAAGTAATCTTCGTTAATAGATAGAGGATTGTAACTACTATCCATAATGTGTTGACCACCACCGGTGTTACTGGGAATACGGCGTTGATGGATTTCGTTTTTGACACGCTCAACAAAGGCCATGGCCATGTGGCTAGGCATGTTACCCACGTCAATTTTAAATACTCTGCGTTCAGGAGCTCGCGCTGTACGATAAATCAGCACAGCATCTTCCAGGAGCTCTTTCTGTTTGAACACACGGAATATGGTTTCCAGAACACTCATTGAGAACGGCCAGTAGTAATCTAAACCTTCGCTTAGACCCAGATGTACCACGTGTTTGGCATCCAATACAGTTTCGTTCATGGCTGCACTAAATCTACTGCCCGATCCGCCCTGTCCACCAGCACCGGCATTGGGTGCGGTGTAGTTGTAAGGTGCTACATAAGCACCCGACGGTGGTGTTGATTGATAGTCGGTTGTGGTCTTGACAGCAATCGACAAGTTTTGAAAGTTGGGATTGATGTCACGGATCACATACTGTTCGGGACGTTTGCCTTCGCTTTCGTTCACAATCACACGGGCCACTTTGGTCATGTCAACCCAGTACATTTCAAATGATTCTGGATCGCGGACAAATACTTGATCGCCGTACTTTAAAGTATTACGGAAGATGCGGAAGATACGCTGATCCAGCTTGTTCAGTTTGACCCACTGCTGTAACTGTTTTTTAATGATTTCAATTTCGTGATCAGTAGGTTTGTCAGTGTATTTGACTTGAAACGGCAAGGCGTCGTCAGCAGTGGCTTGTGTGCAAAATTCTGCCAAGATGTCTAAACATGCATTGATTTCACTATCGCTATCCATGTTCTCGTACTGATTGTAGCGTTCAATACGGTTAGGGTGTCCTGAGTATACTTCGGGCAAACGGCTGGCGTAGTTGCGATATGCTACATCAGCATGTCCTCGCATGGGATCTCGGCCATCGTTGCGTCCATATCCCGGCAGGCCGTCGGAACCTTTGCCTGAAAGCGGGCTGAGTTCACCGCCTACATTGGCTACTTTGAAGTATTTTTTCCAACCTTTTTTATCTGTATCTGCCATTTGCTGATCCGTAAATTATTGTCTTGTACTTATCATTATGCAGTACTAGCACTAAGTATCTTGCTTAAATTAGAGTTTTGATCTCGGCTTAATGCCACCAATTGTGACAGCAGTGCCACCGTTTCTGAACCCCCGCCACCAAGACCTGCATCTGCTGTGCCAGGTGCCCCTTGAGCTCCGCCACCAAACAGTGCCGTAGTAATTGCTGACAAACCACTGCTGATCACGTTTTGTCCTTGCCCTGCTAGACCTGCTGTGGCTGCGGAACTGACGGGCGCAGCGGTTGGAGCTCGTGGTGTTGCCAGTGTTGTGGCTGTTGTTGCTCCGGGTGCTGCTCCTGGCATGCCTAACATAGCTAAAACATCTTGCTGTTCTCTACCAAATCGTCCTTGTACACTGGCCCTAACTTCCTCTGTGCTGCCGCCAAATCTTGTGCCGCGTTCTGCATAAGTGGCCTTGACAAGGTCTTCCTTGCTCATGCCTGGCTTGTAAACTTTGTTTAGAATTCCAGCTCCACCACTTGCGCCGTGCTGTATAGCAGTGCTATGGAACATTTCTTGAAGGCCTTTGTTGCCTTCAATCATTTTCTTTAAGCCTTGATCTTTGAGACCACCCATGGCCGGCTTGAATATTTTTTCCATGGCAAACTGCGACTCTGCGTCGCCCAAGGCACCAGATTTGGCCAGGGCCTTCCATTCTTGAGCAAACTTTCCGCCTGTGCCAGCATCAGCTGGTCCTGCACCACGCAATCTGGCCGCAGCTTCTGGATTGGTTTTATCCAGCATCTTAAGGAAATCATCCATGGCACCCACTTTAGATGCAATCTGATATTTTCCGTAACTGGTTCCTCCAACCTTGTCTACTCCCACAGCCATGCTGCCAGCAGCGCCACTTTCGTATTTTTGTGCTAAACTACCCAAGGCACCGCCAGCACCAGGTGCTCTTTTAGCACCGGCGTAGAATTGACTGGGGTCAATTTTTGTGCCATCTGGCAAGCGAACTTCGTGGTGCAGGTGTGCACCGGTGCTCATACCAGTGTTGCCTACAGTACCAATCTGAGTACCAGCCTTGATCACGTCACCGGTCTTGACCATGGTCTTGTCCAGGTGAGCCAAGATGTGTTTGACACCTGTTATAGTGTCAGTGACTTCAACATAGTTGCCGTAGCCCTTGGGGTCGCTTAGTACTTTGGCCACACCTGATATAGGGGCCATGACCTTGTCGCCGATTTTACCTGCCAGGTCGATAGCACCGTGCATGGTTTTACCGTCGTTTCGTATAAACCCACTGGTCTGGTTCATTTTTTCCAATGGAGCTACTAGTGTTCCAATTTTGGCAGCCAGTTCCGGACTTACATCAGCAGCAGGTGGATGCGGGTGTGCATGATCGTGTTCAGCTAAGGCAGCTTGAGCTGCTTGCTGACCTGAAGCCCCGCCGCCCGGAATACCACCCAGCTTGACCAGCTTCTTAAGTTCGTCACGCATTTCATCTAGTGTGAGTTGTACTCGATCGGCTCTAGTTGTGTCTGGTGCTCCAAACACAGGACCGGCACCAAGATTACCTGTGCCAGCAGTTGGTCTTTCTGGTAGAGATGCAATTGCTTGTTGTTCTACCATTGCTTTATGAACTGCGGCCTTTTGAGCCCGCGACATGGGTTGGGAAGCATTATATGCACCTGTTTGGCCAGGTACTCCAGCGGTTCCGCCACTGGACGGTATTGCCCCGACATCCTTAAGTCCTGGAATCATCTTAACAAGTTTGTTTAATCCCCCAGTAAAAGAATTAACTGCTGTGGCAGCAGCAGGCATTAAAGTGAACCCTAGCTTGTGAACTTGGATTGACAATTCCTGCATGTTTTGCTGCGCACTTACTGTTTGGTTAGTTAATTTATCACCGGGTCCTTTGAGAGTGTTCTCTTGATCCTTTTGTATTATTTTTCCATCGCGAATCTGCATAGCCGACAAATCGGCAAGTTGGCTTTGGTGTATACCAAATTGAACTCCCACTAAACCCATCTCAGTAGCTAATGGTAACGCTTTTTTACCAGCCGCCGATAAATCGTTTAAGAAAGAGGCCGAATCACCTTTTGCAGCCTGATTTAACTTGTCTAAATCGCCGCCGAATGACAAAGCTCCGTCTATACTAGATTTAGTAACTCCGACAAATCCAGTTACACCATCTTTCATAGCCCGTGCCACGTCTGGAAACTGTTTGGTAATTGCAGCCACGTTTTGTGAATGTTTTTCCATTTCTTCAATGGCCTTGGCATCACCAGACGCTCTTACTTTTTCCATATGTGAACGATATATCAGCTCACTCATTTGCGAATCTTGTTCTTTCTTTATTTCTTCTTTGCTGGCGCCGGTTAACCTGGTTAATTCGTCAAGCTCAAGCATGTAACGATGTGCGCCTGCTGCCAATACTTCGTGACTTTTACCTTGAGCAAGCCCTAGTCTAGATTGTCGTGCAATATAAGCAGCAGTGTTTTCGCCGATCTCATCAAAATGATAACCTAATTTTCGTAGTCCTAATCCAAATTCTTTTTGCACTGTTCCAGCAGTACGAGCAAACTGATCTGCTCCTTCACCTACACTGCCAGCAAAGTTGGCTAGTGCAGCCGAGTTGGCACTGATGGTTTTGGTGTAGGCTTTCAGCGTCATGCCGCTAGACAGGAACTGCTGTTGCAGCCCGCTCATGCCCCTGGCAGTTAATCCACCTACTTTGGCCACATCTTGGAAAGCATCAGCTGCGTTCTGCAACTGACCCATCATGAACTTGGTGGCTTCAGCTGCTCCTTTTGCCAAAGTTCCTAGAACAGGAAAAGCCGAAAGCGCCGAGGCAGCAGCATCAATGATGGGATTTAATTGAGTGAATCCTTGATTGGCTTCGGCTAAGCTTTTGGTAAATCTTGCAGTTTCTTTGGCAGTGTTACCAGCTGATTTGGCTAGTTGAGCAGGAAGTTCGTCAGCAGCTCGTTTTATGTTTGCTTTAAACTCGTCTATGCCAACGCCGAGTCGTTTGAATTGCCCAGCCATGTAGCCAGATTCTCTGGCTAGCTTGATCATCTCGTCGTTGGTCAGCGTGATGCCGTTACGCAACTTCGTATAAATGGCTTCCATTTCTTGTTCGGTCATATTTCCAGGCTATAAGTATAGTGATATTTATGGCGATAAAAAATGACAGAAACTACTAACCCGTTAAAGCAGTATTTTCGACAACCGGTGATTTATGCCCGACTGCCCAGTCAAGGTAAATTCTGGCCAGAAGGCACTGTAGCGATTCCGCCCAATGGCGAGTTACCCATCTATCCTATGACTGCTGTAGACGAAATCACCACACGCACTCCAGATGCCTTGTTCAACGGTTCTGCTGTGATCAGAATCTTCGAAAGCTGCGTACCCAGCGTCAAAAATGCCTGGGCCATGCCGTCTATTGATGTAGACACCCTGCTAGTAGCTGTGCGTATTGCCACATACGGACACGAAATGGATGTCAACACTAGATGCCCAAACTGTGACACACAAAACGAGTACCAAGTGGATCTAAGAAATATATTGGCCAACATCAAGACGCCTGACTATGAATCCAGTATGGACATCCAAGGTCTAAAGTTTTTCTTTAGACCACTCAGCTATCAACAGATGAACGAAAACAATCAGTTGCAGTTTGAAGATCAAAAATCCATGCAAACCATGAGCGATGCTGACATCGATGATCAAGAAAAAATGAAACGACTAGGCGAGTCATTTTTGAGAATCACAGCACTCACAATCAAGAGCATCGCTCAAAGTATCAGTGCCATACGCACTGCTGATGCTGTGGTAACTGAAACAGCGCACATCTTGGAATTTTTACAAAACTGCGATCGCGCTGCGTTTAACTCCATTAGAGATCACATTGTAAAACTCAAACAGGAATCTGAAACAGAATCACTCAAGATCACCTGCACTGAATGCTCGACCCAGTTTGACCAGCCATTTACCCTGGACATGTCAAATTTTTTCGTAACCAACTCTTAAACTCGAACTCTGAGCAAATTCCCAAGCTGGTGGAATCACTGGACAAGGAATGCGAAGGGATTAGAGAAGAAGCTCTAAGACTCAGTTGGTACATGCGAGGTGGTCTCACTTATGATCAAGCAATGGGACTATCACCTCAAGAGCGCAAGTTGATAAATGCCTTAATCAAAGAAAACTTAGAAACTACTAAAAAATCTGGACTACCGTTTTATTAATCATGAATTTTGAACAAGCCAAACAGGAAATTGAGCATTGGATCGTAGACTTTGTTGAAAAGCCCACGCCTTTACTCAATGGTTGGGCACCGTGCCCGTATGCTCGTCAAGCCAGACTCAGCAAAAAAGTTGACATACGTCAGGGCTGCTACAATCCCATAGACGATCTCAAACACGTGGTA